AAGGGTTGCGGTTACTGTGGCGGCGCAATGGACGCCATACCTGTGGACGAGATTGCAACTCGTTATTCAAACATAGGCCAGCAGACCAACTGCCAGTGACCGCAATCGATTTTTCAACAAGTGATAGAAGGAAAATGAAACGCCGCAGAATTTCAAAAGTTGACCAAGTCCACATACGCGCCCTGCAAATGACGCAAGCCTTGAAATCTGCCCGCGACAAAGGCAACATCACCCCCAGCAATCCGATAACAGGTCGGTTGCTGGCAAAACGGTTAAATGAGTATTTCAAATGGGATCCACCCCTGTCCGGGGATGCAGGCGTCCGCGAGCTCGCTAACTATGCCCGCTCCGTCAAGCAACCCATCACGATTGGCGCCGAAGGTCACGGTTATTATTATGGCGAGACCACCCCCGAGGTAACAGTGGCTCTTGCAAGCCTTAAGGGTAGACGCCTCAAGATCGATAACGCAATTCGCGGCCTGGAATCTTGGATCAAAGAACACGTCCAAATCGAAGCCCAGTTATTTCACGAAGGGGAAAAGTCAGAATGATAACATGGAAAGAATTCAAAGAGGCGGTAGAGGCGAAGGGGGTCAAAGATGAGTCCGAAATACAATGGATCGATGGGTTATGGTACTCAAAAGAAACCGTAGAGGTGGAGGAACGGATAGAAGACGGCCAACATAAAATTGTTATTTCATAAAAAACTAATGGCCCAACCCCGAAAGTCTAACTATCCGCCATATTGGCGTAAGCTACGCGCTACAGCCTACGCCCTTTGCGTTAAAAGAGACGGCGAACTATCAAGCCTTAAGGGTAGACGCCTCAAGATCGATAACGCAATTCGCGGCCTGGAATCTTGGATCAAAGAACACGTCCAGATCGAAGCCCAGTTATTTCACGAAGGGGAAAAAGAAAGTTGATTGAGCCATATTACGAGGACTTTCTCGCAAGCAAGTTGAAAACCATCCATCCGGTTGGTATCGACGTTCCCGATTCGGCAGTCCACGAGATGCTATTTCCGTTTCAAAAAGCTATCACTCGCTGGGCTTTGAAACGCGGACGGTGCGCGGTCTTTGCCGACACTGGACTGGGTAAGACGTTCATTCAGTTGGAATGGGCGCGCTTGATTGGCGAGACGGTGTTGATATTCGCCCCGCTTTCTGTTGCCCGCCAAACGGTGAGAGAGGGAAAGAAGATCGGTTTGACGGTTCATCCCGTGCGTTCTGCGGGTGAAATTCAGACGGGAATCAACATAACGAACTATGAAAACATTGAACACTTCAAGGATTGCGCCGGGGGACTCAACGCGGTTATACTTGACGAATCCAGCATCTTGAAAGCCCTTGATGGAAAGACGCGCCGAAAACTCATTACCTATTTCCAGAAGGTTCCCTATCGTCTTTGCTGTACCGCAACCCCAGCCCCGAATGATCATACCGAGCTTGGCAATCATGCGGAGTTTCTTGGAATCTGCACGATGGCGGAAATGCTCTCAACGTATTTCGTCAATGGCAACAAGACAACCGAAACCGCTATCAGCGACGGAATCATTCTACGAAAAAAACACTCAAACAAACACGGGCAACAATGGCGACTCCGTTACCACGCTCAATACGATTACTACCGATGGCTTTCCTCATGGGCTATGGCGATTCGTAAGCCCTCCGACCTCGGATTTGAGGATGATGGTTACAAACTTCCAAAGCTGAATATCATCCCGGTTATGGTAGATGCGAACTATGTACCAGACGATGAATTATTCTTTTCCGGTCTCAAGGGAATCGGTCAACGTGCTCAGGTTCGCCGGTCAACGGCGGACGCAAAAGCGGTGAAAGTATTTGAACTCGTTAAGACGGATTCATCGCAATGGCTCATCTGGTGCGGGCTTGACCGGGAATCAGAAATGGCGCGCATTGCTATCAAAGACGCGGTTGAGGTGAAGGGTGCGGACTCCCAAGACCATAAGACACAATCCTTCGAGGACTTCCAAGATAAAAAGGCCCGCGTTCTCATCAGCAAACCGAAGATCGGCGGATTCGGGATGAACTTCCAGAACTGCCACAACATGATATTCTTCGGGCTGAATGACTCATGGGAATCTTTCTACCAATGCGTGAGGCGGTGCTATCGATTTGGGCAGAAGAAACCCGTTAACGTGTACGTGGTTATCTCCGACATCGAAACACAAATATACGAGAACATTCTACGGAAGGGCGAAATGTCAGAACGAATGATGAATGGACTTATTGACCAAGTTAAAGAACACGAAAAGGCAGAACTCGGACTATCCGAGCAAAAGCCCACAACCGAATACAGGGAAGAAACCATTACCGGGACAGACTTCAAAGCCATGATGGGCGACTCCTGCAGCCGCCTGAAAGAAGTCGAAAGCGATTCAATAGACTTGACCGTGTACTCCCCGCCGTTCGCAGACCTTTACACCTATTCGGCAACAGAACGCGATCTCGGAAACTCACGGAACTGGGATGAATTTTTCTCTCATTATCAATTCATCATTGGAGAACTTTTGCGCGTAACGAGGCCCGGTCGTTTGTCCTGCGTTCACACCGCCGACATTCCCGCCATGCAGATGAAAGACGGATATATCGGTATTAGAGATTTCCCCGGCGCGGTGATTGCAGCGCACATCAATGCCGGATGGATATTTCACGGACGCATTACAATCGACAAGAACCCGCAAGCTCAGGCAACCCGCACGAAAGCGAAGGCTTTGCTTTTCCATCAGACAGAAAAAGACTCCTCGGACTCGCGTCCCGGCATACCTGACTACATGCTCGTTTTCAAAAAGCCGGGAGAAAACCGCGTACCGATCACGCCGGGAAAGCACGGCGAAATGACTCGCAGGGATTGGATTCTTTGGGCGCGTCCTGTTTGGTACGCCGCCGACTATGAGCCGGGAACGCACAAACTATACTCAGGCACCGGAAACGATTCATTCAAAAGTGGGGCCGCAACCTCTGACGGAATCGGAGAAACAGATACGCTGCAGTATACAACAGCCCGCGACAAGGACGATGAAAAGCACATTTGCCCGCTCCAACTCGGAACGATTGAGCGTTGTATCAAGCTATGGTCGAACCCACGGGAAACCGTTCTGACTCCCTTCGGTGGAATAGGCTCAGAGGCATATCAAGCCATTCGGTTGAACCGCAAAGCACTCTTGATTGAATTGAAACCGTCATATTTCAGGATAGCCGTACAGAACTTGCGCGGTGCAGAGGATCAAAGAACGCAAATACAAATGGCTATTTAGTTATGGAGTTATTCAACAGAGGAACATGACCCAACCCCGAAAGTCTAACTATCCCCCATCCTGGCGCCGTATTCGTCCGATAGCCTATAAACTCTGTGCAGAAAGAGACGGCGAACTATGCTGTGGATGTCATAAGAGGCCGATAAAGCCCGGTCAAATAATCTCAGATCCCAAATCCCAAGTCAAGCGACTTGTGGTAGATCATATCGACAATGACAAAGCCAATAACCCGGAAGACGGCACTAACTGGCAACTCCTTTGCGATTCATGCAACATCAAGAAGAACCCGCGCGGCCCTCAAAAGTCCTCTATGTTCAGTTCCCATAAGCACCTGAATCTATCGCACAAGAGGGAGATAGAGAATCTCAAAGTACGTTATATGACAATGGCTAAGAACCTTGCAGCAGAACCAACATTCAGACAATTCACCGAACGGACCCTCAAGACCCATGGAGCACTCAAGAAATCCGAACTCTTGAACGCGGGCGCTGAGGACTTTCACCTGAAAACAGGGGAAACAATCAGCCAACAAGCCCTTGCAAAGTATTTGGACAAATGGACTAACCGCCTCAACGGGTGGCTGGAATGCTTCCGGGACTCCGAAGAGGACTGGGCTATCCGCCTTCGTACATGAAAATTAATCAAGATATAGGGATTGAAATCCACAAAGTCCAGATTGAAGTCGACGGCCTTGATGAATCTATCTATGAAGCACCCGACACAGCACAATATCTCAGGAGGAAAAGATGAAACGCACACTGCTCACACTCATTCTCTTTGTCAGCATCGCAGGGGCGCAGACGAAAGACGATGCCCAATGGATTACAAAAGCGCAAGTTGATCTTGCATTCCTGATGGCATTGCGAAATCAACAGCAAACAAAAGTCTCCGGTCTCGACAGCACCAGGCCGATGAAGATAACAACTCGACGATTGATGAGTGCAGCTGCGGCTTACGCTTGGCTTGAACTCTACTCCCGCTATGAGAAGGAGTGCTGGGATGATTCGACAAGTGCCTTTGATAGTTGGAAATGGGACTCAACTGAATCGGCAAAGCAAGGCAGAAGTGTTATGCGGAGAACGCCAATATGGGAACATCATCATTGGCCCACCTTTGAAGGATTCATTCACTGGTTACGGAGGCTCGAATGAAATCCCACATAGCAATCGCCGCCGCCGGATCATCTCCGGTTTGCCTATCCTGCACCTGGTGGACAAGGACCAAGCAAGCCAAGAAAGGCTCCTGCACCAAATCTCTTGGCCGCATGATCTACAATACTGCCCTTGAGACCACGCGTTACGCCTATCCCGCGACGGTTTCAACGGATAGTTGCGATGAATATAAGGGGGCGTGAGCGTGGCCGAAGATCGTGACATACTGGAGATCGCCAAAGACCTGGCACGGGAAACAATCATGATTGCCCTTGCCGACCTGCAAAATTCCTTTGAACCCTATGAGAAGCCCTACGTGCGTCACGAACTCCTGGACTGGTTTAACCGTCGTTCGATGGCCCCTTTCGGCTATGGATGGTGCCTAACTCAATCCGGTATGAACCCTAACGACATCCGCCGAGGAATTGACCTTATGCAAAAAGGACTCGCACCCTTGACCTCTAAACCTGGACGCAATCGATGAGTGAACAATATCCCATCTCCCGTGATAAGCACATCGCAACTACCGGAAGCAACCGCGGCCGTAAGCCAAAGTATCCGTTCAAGTCAATGCAACCGGGAGACAGTTTCCCATTCCACCGAGACGAATACGACCGCGTACTTTGGTCAATGGCTCAGTTTCAATCTCGATCCAATCCCGCCGCAAAATTCCGCATCAGTCTCGTTGACCTCATCGTTGAGCGCGTCAAGTGAATTTGTCAACCTATTTGTCAACCTAATTGGAATTTCACCCCTAAACTCTCACTCCCCCATTCGTGATATTATGTCCGCCCGATGGCGGCACAGTCGCGAAAGCGACCGAGTCGTTTCATCTTAGCGGGGTTGCCCCAACGGTCAGCCCCGCTTTTTTTATTTACCAGAGAGAACTGCGCTTGTCACCGAGGAAATCACATCCGAAAAAGAAACCAGAACCTTCAAGTGAATCAAAAGGAACACACGGAGGCTCGCGGCCCGGCGCCGGAAAGAAACCCGGAACGCCGAACAAGTCATCAGTTGCAATGCGCGAGCTCATCGATGGCGTCATCGATATTCGGAAGATCTTCGCGGTGTGGGCTCGTGAAGCAACGCGTCCCTTAAGAAAACCGTATCCCAGAATGACGCATGTTGGTTTTCTTTGCAGCGTGAAACTCGCTGAGTATCGGCTGGGCAAACCAGCACAGCAACTCAGGATCACGGGCGAGGGTAGTTTGACCGAAGAGCAGATGGATAGTTTAAGGCAAATCGCAGACAAGGTCATGGAGGAATCAGTTTGAACGAGTTGCCGCCCATCCGAGTTGTAGTCGAAGTGAAAATGAAACTTTGGGATGCCGTTAAATTGCGCATCGCGGGAAAACACATGCAACACCTGATTAAGGATGTTGAACGGCAACTGCGCAATCTTGCCGACGCCGGCATTGCAGCGAAGATGGATGAGATGCGGAGCCGAGAATGATTCTCACACAAGATGTCAAAGATAAGGTCCTCACGCCGAGATGGTTTCCCATCCCTCAAGTTGCGTTAGAACACCCCGCGCAGATTGCCTGTAGAAACTCCCGCAGTCAGTTCAAGGTAATCGCAGCCGGAAGACGATCATTCAAAACCGAACGATTCATCAAACGAAAGTTTACTCATTGCGGAATTGCGAACACTGACGAAGCCATGTTCATCGGCGCCCCGACTCACGCACAGGCCAAACTGATATTCTGGGATGATCTGAAAGCCCTGACTCCCGCATGGTGCTTAAAAGATGTTTCTGAAAGCGAACTCTTCATCCGCTTCCGCAGTGGCTCCCGGCTCAAAGTGGTTGGTCTTGACGCGTACGAACGCGTAGAAGGTGCCCGTTGGACCCGTGCGGCCGTCACTGAGATGCAGCTCGTTGACCCTGAGTTTTTCGCGAACTCCCTTCAACCGATCTTGAATGACACCGGCGGCGAGGGAATCTTAGAAGGCCGTCCGCTGGGAAAGAATCATTTCTGGGAGCTTTATCAAAAAGCCCAGTCAGATCCGGCCCGTTGGTCATCCTTCCATTGGAGGAGTTCGGACATTCTTTCAAAATCCCAGATCGACGCCGCGCTGTCCGATATGGCAAAAGAAGATTACGAGCGCGAGTACAATGCCAGCTTTGAAGCCTCAAGCCAGAGAGTCTACTATTCCTACTCAGTACTGAATAATCAGAAGTTCCAGATGGCACTTGACCGGCCCGTGATTATCACTTGCGATTTTAACGCAATGGAAAAGCCAATGTCTTGGGTGGTCGGACAGATGAACGGCAACGATATGTATTGGACGAAAGGGCTTTCATTTTCCTATACCAACACCTCGCGCATGTGTGAGCTGCTCGAAGAATATCTGACGAAATATTTCGACGGCAAGTTTCCGAAGGATATGGTTTTCTACGGCGATTACTCAGGAACGAAGCACACCTCAAACTCCAGCCGATCTGATTGGGAAATCATCATTGAGCACTTCCGCAACAAGACCAATGTCGTAAAGAAAACCAAACCGTGCCTTGACATCCGCGACCGCAACGCTTCAACCAATGGCAGGCTATGCAATGCAAAAGGCGAACGGCGAATGTTCGTCGATGCCGAGGAGTGCAAAGAACTTGTCCGGGACTGGGAGCAGGTAACACGCAAGGAAAACGGGATTGACCTAAATGGGGATGATGCGAAACGTACGCATAGTAGTGACGCTGTAGATTATCACTGCGCGTATGAATATCCCATCCGCGGAAAAGCCCGCGGCGTGCAGTACGGGGTTGAGGAAAGAAAGAACTAATGATGGTCATCGACAACAAATTCAACATCGAGCAGATCGTGTTCCTCAAAACCGACCCGGAGCAGTTGCCAAGAATCGTCTACAGCATCCAAGTTCTGAAAGATAGGCTCATGTATCAACTTGCTTGTGGGGTACAAGCGTCCTCGCACACAGCGTTTGAAATTTCTGCCGAGAAGGATGTCTTAGCCCTGGTGCAATCCTGATGGGGCAAAGGATGTTCAAAGCCTATAGGCGTGCGGCGCGGCAAGTGATGAATCGCAAACAACGCGAGTTCTTTGAGGCCACAATGTCCGGTCTCTTCGCCTTGAGTCGCGGCAAGCGGTTGATGGTTGCGCTCCAACTGGTCTTTGGCCGTAAGAAATGGGTGAAAGGAAATTGATGGAAACTCCTGAACAGGTTGTGAACGCTTCAGCAATGCGCTATTGGAAGCAGGTTGAAGAACTTCGCGTCAAGAAGGCTCAAAAGGTCTATTTCTGGTACCACAACTATCAGGATGAAATCATCAACTACATCAAGCTCGCGATGTTAAAGGGCTGGCGCGAGAAGACAGTCAATGAGACACGCATCAGGGTTTTCAACATCGTTTCCCGCGTTGTGGACAAGCTCGCGCTCGTTTACAAGGAAGTGCCCGAAAGAGTTCTGGACGGAGGCAAACAAATCGAGGTAAGGGCTGCGGAGATGCCAGCCTCAACCACGGCCCCGCCTCCGTCCGGTGCTGCGCCCCAGGTAACAGAGAAACAATCGCCTGACGATGTTGCCTATCAGGAACTATTGCAGTCATCGACTATCGAACAACGTCAGTCTGAATGGGAGAAACTCGCCAAACTCTTCAACACGGTCTTAGTGCAACCCGTTTGGCACGAGGACAAATCGAAAAGCGAAGGCGGCTACATCGATTTTATGATTCACACGCCCGCCTGGTGCTGCGTCGAAACGAAAGATGACGACTATACCAAAGCCAAGTCTTTTTGGTATCCGATTTGGAGGTCTCCCGGAGAGAACAAACCGCAGGAGCAGGTTCTCATCTTCTGGTCTGAGACCGAACATTATCTCATTGCAGCAAACGGCAACAGGGTCAATGGCGTGGGCAATCTCCAGGGGAAGAATCCCTACGGCGTTCTCCCTGTTGCCGTCCTCCGACGAAAACTCTCCAACGACTTCTGGGGAGAAGGGATGTGGGATTTGGTTGACGGCAATGAAGAGATATGTATTCAGGTTTCCAACCTCTTCAAGGTCGCCGCGTTTCAACTTCACGGTCAACCCTTCGGCGTCAACCTGAATTTGGCCGGAGAGCCTGTGCTCGGCGCCGACAAACCAATCCTTGTAGATGGCGTTGAGAGCGGAACGGTTCAACCGAGCTTCGCATTTGTCACAGCCAACCCACAACTAAAACCCGTCATGGATTTGGTTGACTGGGCCTTGAAGAACATTCAGATCGCCAAGGGACTTGGCTCGAATCAAGTTGATATTCAGCAATCCATTGCCAGCGGCGCCAGCAAGATGGTGGACAACGCCGACGTGCAGGAAGAGCGCGTGAGCGCCATCCCGATAT